AACTATGCTGATCAATCTATTAACGATTATATGGTAGAAAAACATCATGCAGTAAGATACTATGGTCAATCTAAAGATGACATTGAACATGAACATATTAAAAATCGTGAGTTAGTTATATTAAATGAGTAAAAAAGATATAGAAAAGTTCTTTCCTCCAGAAGAAAAGAACATTGATAATGATTACAAGTATTCAAGAGATACATATTATGAGCTTGTGGAAAAAGGTAAACAAAGTTTAGAGTTAATGATTGAGGTTGCACGCGAAAGTGAACACCCTCGAGCCTTTGAAGTATTATCTGGAATGATTAAAAATATTTCAGATGTAAACGATAGACTTATGGACCTTAATAAGAAAAAGAAAGAAATAGATAAAAAAGATGATATCAAAAAGGTTGCTAACACAACTAATAATCTTTTTGTTGGTTCCACCACTGAGCTTCAAAAGCTACTAAAGAATGAATCGGAAATAGTGAATGTCACTCCAAAACAGGAATGAAAACTATCTAGGAAATCCTAATATTAAAAAAGACGGTATTGTTTCTAATTTTAATGAGAAACAAGTACTCGAATATGCGAAGTGCATGAAAGATCCAGTGTATTTTGTAGAAAAATATGCAAAGATTATTTCATTAGATAAAGGTTTAGTACCATTTGAATTATATCCTTATCAAAAGAAAATGTTTAAACAATTTGAAAGTCATCGATTTAATATTGTATTAGCGTGTAGACAATCTGGAAAATCTATATCAGCTTGTGGTTATTTGTTATGGTTTGCATTATTTCAATCAGAAAAATCAATAGCGGTTTTAGCTAACAAAGGTGCTACTGCTAGAGAAATGTTAGCAAGAATAACTATTATGCTTGAAAATATTCCATTCTTTTTACAACCAGGATGTAAGGCTCTTAATAAATCAAATATAGATTTTAGTAATAATAGTAGAATTATTGCTGCGGCCACTACTGGATCTTCTATTCGTGGTCTTTCTATAAACTTATTATACTTAGATGAGTTTGCATTTGTTGAACGCGCTGCAGAATTTTATACGTCAACGTATCCAGTTGTTTCATCTGGTGGAGATACAAAAATTATAGTAACATCTACAGCAAATGGTATTGGTAATACGTTTCATAAGATATGGGAAGGATCAATACAAGGCGTTAATGAATATAAAAACTTTAGAGTTGATTGGCATGACGTTCCTGGGCGTGATGAGAAGTGGAAAGAAGAAACAATAAATAACACATCACAAATACAATTTGATCAAGAGTTTGGTAATACATTCTTTGGAACTGGTAACACATTAGTAAATGCGCAAACATTATTGAATTTAAGAGCTAAACCTGCAAAGAAATATTTAGAAGGTGGAGATTGTTTAATATATAAGGAACCAATAAAAGGACACGAATATCTTTTAGTTGCTGATGTATCAAAAGGAAGAGGCCAGGACTATTCTTCTTTTTCCATAATCGATATTAACCAGCGCCCTTTCGAGCAGGTGGTTGTTTATCGCAACAACACTATATCGCCTTTACTCTTCCCTAATATTATATATAAGTACGCGAATGTCTACAATGAAGCTTATTGCATAATTGAATCAAATGATCAAGGTTCTGTTGTATGTAATGGTTTATACTATGATTTAGAATATGAGAATGTTCATGTTGAATCTGCAGTGAAGGCAAATGCAGTAGGTATAGATATTAATAGGAAAACAAAAAGACTAGGGTGTAGTGCGTTAAAAGACTTATTAGAAAATAATAAGTTAACTGTCGTAGATGAACAAACGATTTTAGAAATTTCAACATTTGAAGCTAAAGGTCAAACTTACCAGGCCGCTATAGGTAATCATGATGATTTAGTTATGAATTTAGTTATGTTTGGTTACTTCGTATCGTCTGCATATTTTTCTAATTTAACCGATATCAATATTAAAGATATGATATTTAAACAAAAATTAAAAGAAATACAAGATGATATAGTACCTTTCGGATATATTAATGACGGAAGAGCTGAAGTACAAAGAGTAGAACCTACAGATGAACACCCTTGGGCCATTGAATACGATAGAGATCTGTAATATTATAAATAATGGTAATAACAATTGAATATTCGTATAATGGTAATCGCATAAAAAAAGGAAAATAAGATGGCACTATCTACACCCTCCGAATCACCTGCGGTTGTTGTCAAAGAAATAGATCTGACTGGTGGCGTGCCTAATGTCCAGTCAACTACAGGCGCAATCGTAATACAATCTAGATGGGGTCCGGTAGAGCAAAGAGTTAAACTAAGTTCAGAAGCTGAACTAGTTGATGTTTTTGGCTCACCAGATTCTGCAACCACTAATTCGTTTCATCAAGCAAACTTCTTTTTGAAATACTCAAACGCACTTCAAACTGTAAGAGTTATAGATGGTTCTGCTAAAAACGCAGTATCAACAACTGGACAAACTGCAGCTGCAACAGCAGCAGGACTACCTACTGAAGTTGTAAAAAATGAAACAGACTTTAATTCACAATTATCTGGATTAGATTCAGATAAGCATACATTTGTAGCAAAATATCCAGGCACTCTTGGAAACAGCTTACAGGTTTCTATGTGTCCGCATTCAGGCGCTGACTCAGCTTTTAACGGTTGGGCATATGCTAATGAATTTGATGCTGCGCCAGGAACATCGGATTTTGGTACAAAAAATAATGGTACAAATGACGAAGTTCATGTAGCTATTATTGATAAAGCTGGTAAATTCACAGGCACTCAAGGCACTTTACTTGAAAGATACGCGTTTGCTTCAGTTGCATCGAATGCTAAAAATACTAACGGTACTACTAATTACATAAAAGACATTATCAATGAAAACTCTAAATATGTTTGGATGATTGATTTTGATTCTGATATGAAAAGTACATTAGCAAGTAAAGCTGCGGCTGGTACTGCACTAGACAGCGGAGATAACTTTACTAGAACCACTGGTTTGCAAGATTCAGATATAGACTTTAACTTTTCACAAGGTGTTGATCCTAGCGCAATATCGACTGCAAACACATTAGCTGGTTATGATTTGTTTGAAGATAAAGATCAAGTTGAAATTGATTTCTTAATTGCTAATAGACAGATATCTCGAGCAAGCGCCACAACTGTTGTAAATGATTTAGTAGCCACTGCTCAATCATTAAGAAAAGACTGTGTGGTTGTTACATCACCAGCACAAAGTGATATCGTTAATAAAACTTCTGCATCAGATATAGTAACAAATATTGTTGCAACTTCTGATACATTTACTAAGTCATCATACCTAGTAAATGATGGAAACTTTTTAAAAGTTTACGATAAATATAATGATCAATATATTGAAATACCTGCTGCTTCTTCAACTGCTGGTATCATGGCTGCTACTGATTTAAACAGAGCACCTTGGTTTTCTCCTGCAGGATCTCGAAGAGGGCAGTACTTAGGAATAACATCAATATCGTTTACACCCACTAAACCACAAAGAGACACTTTGTATAAAGCCGGTGTTAATCCAATTGCTAATATTCCAGGTGCAGGCGTAATACTATTTGGTGATAAAACAAAACTTGCAAGGCCTTCAGCATTTGATAGAATCAATGTTCGAAGATTGTTCTTAGTATTAGAAAGAGCAATATCAAGAGCAGCTGAACAGGTACTCTTTGAATTCAACGATGAATTTACAAGAGCTGAGTTTGTTAATATTGTCGAGCCAGTATTACGTGAAGTAAAAGGTAGACGTGGTATCACGGATTTCAGAGTAGTTGCAGATGCTACAAATAATACACCTGCAGTTATTGATAGAAATGAGTTTATCGCAAGTATCTTCATTAAGCCGGCCAGATCCATTAACTTCGTTACACTTAACTTTGTAGCAGTAAGAACTGGTGTCGACTTTGAAGAAGTCGTTGGCACAGTTTAGGAGGTAGAAAATGGCAGTATTAGGCGTAGATGATTTTAAATCAAAGCTTAGAGGTGGCGGGGCACGTCCTAACCTCTTCAAGGCTACAATAAACTTTCCTGGATATGCTAATGGTGATGCAGAATTGACATCGTTTCTTTGTGAAACTGCTCAATTACCTGGATCAACACTAGGCCAGATTGTTGTACCATTTCGTGGTAGACAATTAAAAATGGCTGGTGATAGAACCTTTGATGTCTGGACAGTAACAATAATCAACGATACAGATTTTGCTATCAGAAACTCAATGGAGAGATGGATGAACGGTATGAATGCACATTCAACAAATACCGGTCTTACAACTCCTGTTGCTTATGAAGCAGATCTTTTTGTTGAGCAACTTGACAGGTCAGGTGACACACTTAAAAAGTATACTTTTAGAGGATCTTATCCTCAAGATTTATCACCAATTGAGTTAAACTATGCGTCAAACGATGAAATCGAAAGATTTCAGGTAACGTTTGCGTATCAGTACTACGAAACCGACACTACAAGTTAAGATATAAATAGTAGGAGAGCAAAAACTGCTCTCCTCACTATAAAGGAATTTTAAATGGCAGAAAATACAATTAAATTATTTGGATTTGAGATAACAAGAGCTAAAGATAAAAAGACTCTTGCTTCACCTGTTCCGCCACGAGACGATGACGGCGCTGGTTATGTAACTGCAACTTCGGCCGGAGCTCACTACGGCCACTATATTAATATGGACGGTGATGATTCAAAAGATAATGCGCAACTTATATTGAAATATAGAGGTAGTGCTATGCATCCAGAAACTGATGCAGCTATCGAAGATATTATAAGCGAATCAATTACAGCAAATGAAATAGCGCCTGCAGTAGCAATTAACTTAGATAATATACCAATAAGCGATAGTATTAAGAAACAAATTACAGAAGAATTTGAAAAAATATATAACATGTTAAACTTTAAAGAGCTCGGTCATGATATCTTTAGAAGGTGGTACATTGATGGAAGATTATACCATCACTTAGTTGTTGATGAAAGTAACCTATCTGCAGGAATCCAAGAAATAAGATATATGGATGCTGCTAAGATGAGAAAAGTAAAGCAAGTTAAAAGTAAAAAAGATCCGCTTACAGGCGCTAAACTTGTAGAAAAAGTAGACGAGTTCTATATATTTCAAGAAAAACCTGGATCACAAAATGCTGGTATTAAGATGACAACTGATTCAGTAAGTTATATTACTTCTGGATTATTAGATGAAACTCGTAAGAAAGTAGTTTCATATTTACATAAAGCACTTAAACCTATAACACAATTAAGAATGATGGAAGATTCTCTAGTAATCTATAGATTAGCTCGAGCTCCTGAAAGAAGAATGTTTTATATTGATGTAGGTAATTTACCTCGAGGTAAAGCCGAACAATATATGAAAGATATAATGTCTAAGTATCGTAATAAATTAGTATACGATGCAAAAACTGGTGAAATACGTGATGATCGTAAACACATGTCAATGCTCGAAGATTTTTGGCTACCAAGGAGAGAAGGTGGAAGAGGTACTGAGATATCAACTTTGCCTGGTGGAGAAAACTTAGGACAAATTGAAGACATTATATATTTTCAAAAGAGATTATATAGATCACTTAATGTACCAATGAATAGATTAGAACAAGAACAACAGTTTTCATTAGGTAGGGCTACTGAAATAAGTAGAGACGAACTTAAATTTCAGAAATTTATTGATAGATTAAGAAATAGATTTGCTAATTTGTTCTATGACATTTTAAAGAAACAGTTAATAATAAAGAATATTATTACTGAAGATGACTGGAACACTTGGAAAAATAAATTAACTGTTGATTATTCTCGAGACAATCACTTTACTGAATTAAAAGAAGCAGAGTTATTAAGAGAGAAAATACAAAGTTTAGATCAGGTATCTCAATATGTTGGAGAATATTTCTCTAAACAATGGGTACAAAAGAATATTCTTTTAATGGATGACGATACTATTAAGAATATGGATAAAGAAATTGCTGCCATGCAGGCGCAAGAACCAGACGGAGACCAAGGAGAAGTATAATGGATAATGTCGAACACGTGGAAAATACAGATCAAGAAGATAATGGAAATCATATACAAGATTTGATAAAATCCGCTTTGGAAAAAGATTACAATAACGCTAATAAAACATTTGGTGAAGTTATGACTATTAAAATGTCTGACTTATTAGATCAAGAAAAAATTAGAATGGCTGACCAAGTTTATAATGATGCTGAAGAAGAGTCTGAAGAAGATGAAGAAATACTCGATGATGAATCTGAAGAAGAAGAGTTTGAAGATGAATCTGAAGAAGATGATGAGCTTGAAGACGAAGCTGAAGTGTAAAACACAGAAAGTATAAATATAATTAACATGTACACTTTTTCACAATTAAGAGAATTAACTGGAAGAAAACCTATTGGTAAAGTTGTCTTTGATAAAAAGATTAATAGAGTTTCTGTTAGAGTTAATAACGAAAAGAATAAGTTTGTTGCTTATATTGATGGTGATAGGTTAGACGTTTACAATACTCAGAGAGAAGCCGAGAAGGCTGCAACTGAATTTATGAAACAATATAAAGGAATGAAATAATGGAAATTAGACCTTTAGCGGCCAAAGTTACTGCAAACGGAAATAGTAATAAAACTACTGTAGGCAATGCTCAAACAGTTTATGTTTGTGCAACTGCAGATGACTTAATCACTAATGTTACAACTAGTGCTACAATGCAAGTACACGAAAACCAAGCTTTTGTATTACATAAAGCTGCTGGTGATGAAGTGCATGCAGGTACTACAACAACACATTTTACTAAAATAGCATACCCAAGAGGTTAATATGAAATTAATATCAGAATTTGCAGAAAATAAAATAGAATTTTTAATTACTGAAGATAAAAAGACTGGTAAAAAAAATTATGCTATTGAAGGTGTATTTGCGCAAGCAGAAACAAAGAATCGTAACGGACGTATATATCCAATGCCAGTAATGGAAAAAGCACTTGGTAAATATAATAACGATCAAGTTACTAAAGGTAGAGCAGTTGGAGAGTTAAATCATCCGGAAGGACCAACTGTCAACTTAGATAAGGTTTCCCACAAGATCACTGAATTAAAATTTCAGGGTAATGATATTGTGGGCAAAGCATCGATACTGAACACCCCTATGGGAGAAGTTGTTAAAGGCTTACTCGATGGCGAAGTTCAATTTGGTGTATCGACTCGTGGTATGGGAAGTTTGAGCCAGCGTAATGGCGTCGCAGTCGTCAATGACGATTATATTCTAAACGCGGTAGACATCGTGCAAGATCCATCCGCTCCTAGCGCATTTGTTAATGGGATTATGGAAGGAGTAGAATGGGTTTGGAATAACGGCATTATAGAAGCACAAACAATTGAAAGAATGGAGACTGAAATTAAGAAAGCTCCGCGTGCTGATCTCTATGAGACACAAGTTCGTGAGTTTAAGAATTTCCTCTCGTTACTCAAAAATAATAAATAGGAGTCTAAAATGACTGATAAAGAAATTATCGAAAATCAGGAAGAGGAACTCCATGACGAAGTAACTGACGAAGTTGTGGAAGCTCACGATCCTAAGAATGCTGAAGCTCAGTCAATAGCTGCAGTCGACAAGGCAGGTGATGCCACTGGAAGCGCTCCAAAGCGTAAAGGTGATAACACTAAGCAAGATCCAATGCCAAAAACTAAAGCAGGAATTATTGCTGCAATGGTTGGTAAAATGCAAGGAATGGACAAAGCAGGTTTATCTGCAATGTTTAAAGGTGAAAGTTATGTAAGTAACGAAGACCAACTTGTTGAGGATCAAGATCAAGATCAAGTTCAGATTGAAGTTGATTTTAAAGACGATCTTAAAGCACTTGTTAACGAAGAAGCTACACTGTCTGAAGAATTCAAGCAGAAAGCAGAGACTATCTTTGAAGCTGCAATCAATTCAAAAATAAATGTTGAGATTGATAGACTAGAAGAGAAGTACAACGAAGAACTTTCAGAAGAAGTTGAAAGTACTAAAAAGGAACTTGTGGAAAAAGTAGACAGCTACCTAAACTACGTAGTTGAAGGCTGGATGGAAGACAACAAGTTAGCAATCCAAAATGGTTTAAGAACTGAAATCGCTGAAGATTTTATGAATAAGTTAAAAGACCTATTCACTGAGTCTCACATTCATGTTCCTGAGGAATCTGTTAATGTAGTTGACGAACTCGCAGACAATGTTGAAGAGTTAGAGGCACAACTCAATGCTTCAACTGAAAAGTCTATTCACATGGCTGAAGAGTTAGAGT